GCGGGCGGGCTTGGCGGTGCAGCGGGCACGAGCGGTGCATCGCCTACGGCAGGCGCAAACGGCATTGACACTACCGGCATCGTAGGCGGCACAGGCGGAGGTGGTGGCGGAACGACTGTCACGGCATCTACTGCGGGCGCGGCTGGCGGCAACGGGGGCAAAGGTGGCGGCGGTGGTGGTGGTGGCGGTGTCGGCATGAACCCCGGCGTCGGTGGCCAGGGTGGCAACGGAGGCAACGGCTATGGGATCATAATATCATGGTGACACGTTGGGCGTTACTGACAGCATCAGGTCAAGTCTTTAACGTGTGTGTTTGGGATGGGGTCGAGGCTTGGACTTCGCCTGTCCATTTGACTGTTATTGAGTGTCCCGATTACGCTGGTCCTGGTTGGCAATACGTCGATTCGGAGTGGTCTCTGATTCCTCCTCCTGTTGAAGAAGGTGGGGGCGACTAAATGGCGCGGATCGGTGCATTTGATCGACATCTAGAACCGTTAGCTTGGTGGGAAGCAGAACTGATTCCTGCGGGCTGGTACGTCGATGAATTGCTCGTCGAGCCAGCTTCAGGTGGTGTAACAGGTGCGCTGACCGCGACGCTTGGTAGTGCAACTCTGTCGGCTACAGGCACCGGACCGAGCACCTCATCCGCAATTCTTATCCCGAGCTCGAACAACCCGAGCTACCGGAGCGGGTTCTACTCGCCGCGAAGAGGTGGCACACCGAAGTATCCAAGTCTATGGGACGGTTGCGTGGGTGCTTGGGCACCTAGCCTTGGTGCGACTGGTGGAATACTGTTCGATCATTCTGTGTACGGAAATCACGGCACGCTGACGGACATGGACCCAGCTAGCGATTGGGTAGTTAGCGGCGGGAAGGGGGCTTTGGATTTTGACGGGTCGAATGATTATGTTTCCACGTCTGGCAATGTTTTCAAAAACACCACGACCGCTTTATTTATGTGGGTGTATTCTACGTCGGCAGGTGCGTCGAGAGACAATCAGACTGTATATTCAACATCGACATACACTCACTATTTTTCGGTAGGTGCGTCAACTCTTAACCTCTATCACACAGGTCCAGCAACTTGGCAATCCTCTGGCTCTTTAACGATTAACGCATGGCAGCATGTTGGATTTATAATCAATGGATCAACCCGCAAACTGTTTCTGAACGGGTCCGAGATCGCTTCTGTTTCCGACACGACAGCAAGCATCTATTCTGGGACGCACTCGATGAGATTCGGAGCTAGAGTCGATGGAGTTTTTTCGCCATTCCAAGGTCGAATTGACGACATTCGCATATACGACCGTCCGTTGGCTGGAACAGAAATTAGGACGCTCGCGAGTCGTCGCGGCATAGCATACGAGCGTGCAAGTAGAAAGCTGTCTTTATTTTCTGCTTCTGCTCCTACTGGTACGGTTTCGGCAGTGTTAGCCGATGCAACGCTGTCGGCAACTGGCACGCTTGCGTCTGGTGCTTCTGGTACGCTGACAAGCACGCTAGATGCGGCCACTTTAGCTTCTAGCGGCACTGTCGGAAGTGGGGTAACGGCAACAGTATCGGTTACGCTAGCAGCGGCAACGCTGTCGGCTTCTGGCACGCTTGCGGCTGGCTTGAGCGGAACTGTAACTAGAACACTCGATAATGCTTCGCTATCTAGTTCTGGTGCACTTGCGGCTGGCTTAACTGGTAGCACGAATACTACACTCGCAAACGCAACGCTATCGTCTAGCGGAACAATTGGAAGCGGATTAACAGGTTCGGTTTCATCGACCCTGGCTCAAGTCACTTGCTCATCAACTGGCACACTTACGGCTGGACTTAGTGGTAGCGTTACCCGAACACTTGCAGATGTCACTTCTTCGGCAACCGGTACACTTGCTGCTGGTGCATCAGGTAGTGTCACACGAACACTCGATAATGCAACGCTATCCTCAACAGGTGGTGCGGCTGGTTCAGTAACCGGTTCCGTTTCGGCAAGCCTAGCGGCTGTTAGCTGCTCGTCGTCTGCAACGCTTGCGGCTGGACTAAGTGGTACGGTTACAAGGACACTGGCTGACGTTACTTCGTCGGCAACTGGCACAGTAACAAACGGTGCATCAGGTTCGGTAACGCGAACACTCGCAGATGCTACGCTAGTATCCACTGGTTCTTTCAGCCCAGGCTTAACAGCACAAGTCAACCGCGCACTTGATTCGTGCGTTGTATCGTCGTCTGGTACTTTAAGTGCGGGTGCTACTGGAACTCTATCCGTTCAACTTGCGTCTGCAACTTTGCAGAGTAGCAATGTTGCTTTAGGTGGGTTTAGGTTGAAGGTTGCGGGTGAGTGGAAGAACGCAAACGCTTTTGTTAAAGTCACCGGCACTTGGAAGAGTGCGACACCTTTCGTCAAAGTCAGCGGGGTTTGGAAGTAAACTATGGCAATCGTAACCTACACAAACTCAAATCCAGGCACGATAGTAGATTGCTTTCCAGTCGCTGGCTCGCTTGCGAACTGGGCAACGCAAAAGGTAAGACTTACCGAAGGAACCGCACCGAACACAGGACGCTGGACAGGTGATTTATTCGCAGGCAACTGGGCTGTGTTCGAAGGCGGGACGACTCCAAGCAGTTTCTCGGCTAGCGTTGGTACGTTCTTTGTCGAAGCGATATCGGATAGCCAAATCACGTTGCTTGACCCTGCGTGCGGTGAGGGTGTCAACCTGTCTCACACTTCGCTGGTGAGGGACTTTACGATATTCCAGGGTGCTTATTGGGAGTCGGTGCCGATATCGTTCGTCGATACGGCTGGAGTCTATGTGGACTTAAGCCAAGTCGTGTTCCGTGGACAAGCTAGACGAGACTTGGGTCCGTCCACTGGTATTGCTTACTCGTTTACGTTTACGGTGAGTATCGCAGACCCGAATAAGCACACGGTTGTCGTCTCGCTTGCTGCAACAACGACGGACGCACTTACGGTCGGCAAAACGGTAAAGGACAAGGACTCGATTTTCTACTACGACTGGGAGATGGTGGACACGCTTGGTCGTCCGCACCGCTTCATGAAAGGTCGTAACTTCATAGACAGGAACGCAACGCGATGAGTTTTGTAGAAGGTGAAATAACGGTCGAGTTCGGTGGTACTGTCGGTCCTGCTGGACCTGCGGGTAACGCGGTGCCGATCGCAGCGGGTACGGTGCTTGCGAATCCTAGCGGGGTGCTTGCAAATCCTGTCGGGGTGGATGCGGCTGGGATGAGGACGTTGATAGGTTTGGGGTCCGTGGATAATACAGCAGATACGGCAAAACCTGTTTCCACTGCGACGCAAACGGCTATTAACGCAATCAATGACGTAAATGTCTTTCCATCTTTTTTTGATGTGACTGGCGTAAAAGCAGGCGACCTCGTTATTATCGAGGGGGATAAGGTTTATAGAGCGACAGGCCCTTCATCTTTCGTGGCGGTTCTTGCTGATCCGACTAGCCACACCCACAACACATCGGGTATCGTTGACAATGCCGTTACCTACGCAAAAATGCAAGACGTATCGGCAGCAAGCAGGCTAATCGGTAGAGGTTCCGCTAGCGGTGCAGGAGATCCACAGGAGATAACTTTTGGTAGCGGTCTAGCGATGAGTGGGACAGTTCTCTCGGTATCTGTTTCGGGATCACCACCCGCTTCTGCTTCTGCTACTGGAACTGCTGGAACGATTATAGCAGATGCCAGTTATATTTACATCTGCACGGCGACAAACACATGGAAGCGAGTAGCGATAGCAACATGGTAACGCCCCACGCCAAAAGGTACTTACAACAGCATTCAAAGTCTATCGCGAGATTAAATGATGGCAAATTTTTATAATGTCGGCAGTCAAATGACAGTTACTTACGAAAGGCTTAAAGAAAGAGTTGGGCATTATTTGTTTGGCATCAGGAATGAATTTTCTGAAGACCAAGCATTGGACGTAGACGACTGCATTATGGATGGACTCCAGAGAGTTTACGCCTCGCATGATTGGTCGTTTTTTCGTCCCGTGGTTGATGTAACAACAACGGCTCCATATTCCACGGGAACAATTGCAGTTAACGCTGGTGTCGTGACTTTAACTGGTGGCACATTTCCGTCTTGGGTCGCTGATGGAATCCTGAAGATAAACAGCCGTTCTTACGCTGTGGCTGCCAGGACTGGGAACGCTACAGTAAGAATTGGTGATACTTCCCTTGTTGTCGCAGCAGGCGCTGAATACCAGCTTGGCAGACCAGAAGTTCCTGTGCCTTGCGGGTTCGAGTCAGTCGCAAATGATAGCGAATTGGCTTACTACCCAGACGACAATGCGTATTATCCTGCAGTAGTGCACCGTGGCGACCAGGCTATTCGCAAGCTCGAGCAAAGCGGTCAAATATTTGATAGACCCGTTTATTACTCTGTTCGCACTGTTGAGTTTTGCCCTACAGTCGGCAGTCGTAGAGTTTTGGCGTTTTTTCCGACGCCTGATAAAGCGTACACTATGCGGGTTCCAATGTTTTTGCGTCCAGTAATGCTAACCGCCGACGACCAGCAGCCAGTTGGCGGTGAAGTCTTGTCCCAGGTTATCCTGGAAGCGTGCCTAGCTAGCGCGGAGCACAATTTTGAGGAGCGGGAGCATATTCACGAAAAGCGATTTATGGAAATGATTACGCTGTCTATTCGCAACGATTTGGAACGAAGTTGCCCGTCTACGCTTGGTCATGACGCCCCTAAGGGAAATTATGGCAAGAATAGCGTTTTCGGGTATGATTATCGGACGCGAGAACAACGCATCGGCAGATTAACTTTGGACGGAGATGGATTATGACAAGTGCAAAATACAGTGTTTCGATACCGTCTATAGCAGTTGGGACCACCGTCGCTGCAAGTGATGCGATTGCGTTCGGCGATTTCGAGACAGGAATGGTTTATATCCCTGCTGGTTCTTCAATAACTACATTGACGTGGCACGCTAGCGTCGCACAGGATGGAACGTACTTGGCGGCAGAGGACGCTTCAAGCGCGGCAGTGACGCAAACTGTTGCTGCAAGCCAGGCGCATCCGATACCAGCGGCGTTAATGGGCGCTAGGTTTCTAAAGATTACTGGCAATGCTGCTGGTGTGGTTGGCGTTACTCTTAAAGACTGATTTATTTTCGAAAGGGTTAATTGATATGGAACATCGTATTCTAAACGTTTTGCTAGAAGCTTTTTCTAGTGGTGGTCCTGGTTTAGTTCCTTTGACCGCGACAGCTGCAGGGGTGAACATTCCAGATGAAAGGCTGTACGTGTTTATTGTTCCGACATGGGGAGCAGTAGACAACATACTAATCCTTCCTCCTCCTGTTCCTGGTAGGATTGTCGTTATTGCAGGTGCTGCTACTGGTGGCGAACTACGGTCAAGTGCTCCTGCGACAATTGGTATCAATGGTGGGACAGGTGCCAATGTCGAATCTGCGGTTGCAGCGAACCAAATGGTCATTGCTATCTGTGAGAGCGCAACATCCTGGAAGGCGTTCGTAATAGGCAGCACTGGAACGACAGCTGGGCTTGAAGCTGCTGCGTAGTTTTCTTCATGACGACCAAAGAGCTGCAGTTTCCATCGGGAATAAACCGTCGCTTATCTTTTCGACAGCAAGCTGGGCGAAGAGATAGGTACTTTTCGCCTTACGCAATGAACGTAAGGATGGAGGATACTTTCGGTCGCTTGAGAGGTGGTTCTTGGACTCCTGCGGCAGCTGCCGTAACTGTAGGGGTCGTGCATTCTGGCGGTTATGTAGTTGCGACTCCTGGAGGCACTGCGCCTGGCAATAGCAGCAACCGAGATTGTATTTACCGAGATAGGTTCGTTCGTCCTGTTAGTCAAGCTATCTTTGCAAGTCGGCAAGGAGCATACGCTGATTGGGCGATGAGCGCCGACATAAGCGATGTTGGTCGCCCGTTTGTAATGCAGTTGTCCGAAGCTGGCGAACTAGGCGGCAATATCACCGCGATGGTTCCTCATAAGGATGCGTACATGCTTGCATCAACCAGCGGTTCTCTATGGACTGTTCAAGGCGATCCAGTTGCCGATGGTGGGCTGAGAAACATTTCGCGTGATGTCGGAATGGTCGGTGCAAGAGCTTGGTGTCGCGACCATCTCGACAGGTATTACTTCCTTTCTTCGCATGGACTGTATACGGTTGGGGCGAGCGGTGATGGACTGCAAGCAGTATCTGAGGATGTTATTCCTGAAGAGCTAACTGGAGTTTCGGATGTTGACACGGTTCTTGAGTACGACCATGAAACTCGCGGAGTGTACATTCACATTCCAGATGAGGTGTCTTGGTTGTACGACACAGAGCGGCAAGGGTTCTGGCCGTTCACTGTTGGGTACACTGGGTCGCATGTTGCTATAGGTCCATTGCTCCTTGGTGACGGGAATACGATTGGTCGACTTAAGCAACTCCATGGAATCACAGCTAACGGAAGCGTAGACATTACTTGGCGAGTTCTTGTAGCTGACACGGCTGAGCAGGTTAGCGTCAATGCGAAGGCTGCTATTGTCGCTTTGATTGACGGAGACGATGCTTCAAATGTTCACAGTACGGGAGTTTGGACGGCTGGAATAAATCACAGGAGCTTTCCTCGGTCGAGAGGTCAGTACACGATTCTGTTGTTGTCTGCGGAAAGCGGCAACTGGGCTTGGGAAGGTGCGTCGATAGTAATAGAGCCATCAGGAAAGTGGAGGTAGTAAAATGCCGATAGAAGTACCAGAAATACCAGAAGTACCATATCAGTTTCCAAGACAGGATGAGATATACTACCCCGACGTCGCCAACCCAATTCTCGGTGTAGTTTGGAACACGCAAACTATTACGCGAGTCCCAGAGAATGTCATGGGGTGGCTTGTTGCGCAAGGGTATCAAGTTACTGGTATCACTCAAGACACAACGACAGTCCCGCCAACTAATTACTTCTCGCTTACAAAGGAGGAGGTAGACCCACAGCAAACGCTACTGAGTGTTTGCAATGCCTACACTTCTGCCGTCAATAACGCGAGGGACGCAAATGAGCATCGGTACAATCAGGTAGTTACCAGCTGGTCGCAAATGGTCAGCACCTCGCAAGAGCAGTTTAATAAACAGGTAGAGCAGCAGAATGAGCAAGCTGGGATATTTTTTACTGACTTAGATAGCTACATGACTGCTATCGAAACGTTAATCGCAGATAACCAGTCGGAGTTTGCATTAGACGCATCGGAAGCAAAAGTCTCGCTGGTGGTAATGGACTCGCGATTGACTGAGCTGGAAGACAATGCGGCGGATAGCGCAGTTATCATCACCAATTTGTTGACTGAGCAAGAAAATAACCTGCAGGCATACATCTCCAGCTACGATGCTCGACTTGCTGAATTGCAGAATAATGTTACCGACCATATAGCCACAGTGCTTGCTGACGTGAGTTCGCTTGAAGCAGTGCTTGAGTCTCACGTCGCAGACTATGCGCAGCAGTTCGATTTGCTAGTTTCGAATTACAATAATCACGTAGTGGATATTGACGCCTTGCTGGCAAACGTAGCTAGCAACGTTACAACCTACGTTACGGATGTTGCTACAATTTTGACTGCGTTAGACAGCGACTACCAGGCTGTATCGACAGATCTTGGTGCAATCAGGACAACCGCTGGAAACTTGGTTGATGCGCATGTGCTTGATTATAACGCAGTCTTGGCTTTGCTAAGCAGCGACTACACAACACAGGCGTCGACAATTAGAGCTGTTGTGAATTTCCTGTTTCCAGACTACGCGGCACACGCAACGGTCACCAGAAATATCACTGGTACGCTGGAGAGCGACTACCTATTGCACAGTCCAGCAGCCACGGCTTTTCTGGATGACCTCGGGTCTACGGAGCGTGCCAGGATAAACGAGCAAGCTGCCGCAAGTCTTTCGGTGCAGATGCAAATGCTTGTGTCTAAGGGGTTGTATATGTCAACCATCCCTGTCGACGTTACGCAGCGAAACTGGCGGGACAGGGATGAGAATATTCAGCTGCATAACGACCGCTTGATGCGAGAGAAGTACGACAATCAGCACAGGTTATACGAACAGCAGCGTGGCGTGCGTTCGCAGACAATGGACAACGAGCACAGGCTGTACGAACAGCAGCGTGCAATGCGTGCGCAGATAATCGACGCTGAAGGGCGGCTGTACGAACAGCAGGCTGGCATGAGAGCTCGGACGCTTGATGGCAAAAACCAAGTCCACACAGTGCAGCAGGAGGTGTTGCGGTACCAGGCTTCGTTAATCAGTGGAGTCTATGCGTTGCTCCAAGACACTCGCAATCGCGTGCTGTCAGGTAAGCAAGCTATTTTTGCAGCTAGAGACGCCAATGAGAGGCTTGGAATAGAAGTTCAAACACGGCTATATTCGCAATTGCAAGACGTACGGCAGAGGATAATCGAATCTGCCGACAGGATTTATCAGTTGCGGGATGTGTACGCCAAGTGGGCTAACACAGAGACGCACCGAACCTATGAACAATTGCAGCAAATAAAGCAACAGTTTGTGGAAGCAGTCGAGCGTCAGCACGCAGCGAAACAAACAGTAACTCGGACCGAGATGTCGCAGAGGGATACGCTTTTGCAGCAACTGCAAACAGCACTTACTGGCGTTCTTGGCGGAAAAGAAAGATTCTCGAACTTGCTTATGCAGAACGCTAACGCATTGTCCGCCAGCAAGCATAGAGCAATCGCAGAAAGAATGAACACTGCGGCACAGCGACTTGATGGCTGGAAGTCTATTGCTGACGAGAACCGCAAGTTAATGATGTACCAATTGGACGAGAGGAACAAGCTGCTTGTTGGCTTGTACTCATTCGTTGAGCGCCGCGATGACATAGGTCCATCTTGGCAAGATGCGGCAAGAGTTGTTACTTCGCTCGGAGATGCTGCTGGAGGCTGGATCCAGCCCTGATGATTGATTTGCGGCTTAAAGCGTGTTTTTGTGTAGATGACTAACTTAAAGGAAAAAGAAAATGGCTAATCCTACAAACCTACCTGGCGACTTGATTGTTCCAGGCGATATTCGCGTAACTGGCAAGATGTCGCCAGCAATGTCCAAGGCGAACATCCTCGCCTTAGCTGAACTGCAAGCGTTCCCTGTTTCGCTGACTGACTTTCGAGTTTGGGATGCCATGCAGACCAGCCTGCCTGGAACGCCAGCTACTGACGACCTTGGCTTAGTGGGTGGAACATTCGGAACGGCGACTCCATCGCTGAGGTCAGAAGACTTAAAGACTCTTGGCGCGACTAACAAGCGAGCTCGAGTCTTGGTGCAACTTCCGTGGGAGTACGTGGCTGGCGAAAGCGTTACACTGCGATTCATGGCTGGAATGATTACGACGGTCGCCGGAACAACTGCAACCATCGACTGCGAGGCTTATAAGCTTCAGTCTGACCCTGATGACGCTATCGGTTCTGACCTCGTTAGCACATCTGCGACGACCATGAACAGTCTTGTATTTGCGAATGTCGACTTCGTGGTGACTCCAAGTTCGTTGTCTCCTGGAGACATTCTGGACGTTCGCGTCACGTGTGCAGTAAATGACGGAGCTTCGGCGACCGCGGTTATTGCTGGCATAACATCCTGCAAATTACTTTGTGACGTTCGGTAGAGCATTCATTTTGTGACAGCGTGTCACAAAAACTACGGAAGGCAGGTGTAGCATATTTCGCAAGAGACTTCGGCCAACTCCTGGCTTCAAGATTCCACCGCCGTTTAATCCAGTACATGGAGAGAGCGCCAATCTGCGACAGGACGGAGTAGCTCCACACTGCGCGATGCTTCAGATTGCCGCTGAGGATACGTATGACAATTACGTGATATGCCGAGGCTTTGACCCGAGAATATTGCGGTTTGTTGATTAT